TGGTACTTGGCCTGACATACACCGGCGTAGCCCTCCCCCCACCATGATTTGTCCTTCCCGTCGTTCACGCGGTTGCGGATGGTCCAGGCCACGGCGATTTGGCCCGCCAAGCTTTCCCCGCGCGCCTCACCCCACAACGTTCGCGCGAGGATGTCGCGGTCTCTTTCGGTAACAGGCATAACTTTTCTCCAGGCAAAAAAACACCCGCTCGATGGCGGGTGCACGGGACGTCGCATATTCAGACTTGTTCGGGGTCTAGACCCATGGGTGCAGCGTCGATATCAGGTATTGCGGGGGTGGTCGGCCAAACCGGAGCAGCGTGCCAGGTGGGCTGTGCGGTGACCTTGCCGAGGGAGAACTTGTAAGTCTTCCAGGCTTTGAGGCTGATCAGCAACGCATCCTGTTCGGCAAGGTCGTTTTCGGTGGCTTCGCCGGCGTCGATGCCGTAACCGATCGTTTCGATACGATCTTGGATGCGCAGGATCTGCGCTGCGGCCACAGCGTTTCGGGCGGCGAGCTCCGCCTTCATCTTAGACAGATGATCAGCCAGGGCCGCAGCGCCCTTCATTTCCTGAGTGACCAGCTTTGACCAGTCGACAACCCCCGGCACGGTGTGGGCCGGAATTTCGAACTCTGGTGGATCCACCCCCTCCACGGGTAATGGCTGAGGGAATACAACGATCCCGTCGGGGACATTGACCAGATCGACCGGGAATGCCTGCTCCTGGCTGTAGTTTTCGGGGATCGGCAGCGTCAACATCAGGACCAATTCGCCGTTGAATACCTGAACGCTATCGTTGCGCGGATCGATAGCGAACCACTCCGAATCAATGGCGGATCGAGGCAAGACATCCCCCTCTTTCATCTGGGAAAAATCGAAAACCACGCCGTTCAAGATCAGCTTTTGGCCATCCTTCGCGGCCACCAGCCCCTTGTCGATCAGCAGGGGTGAAAGTTTAATGCGCATTAGAACCACCTGCCGATAGCGAGATATTCGAGAGTGCCGGTGACCGAAATAGAAGTCGTGGCCATGACGTAAATCGAGTAGGAGTTCGCTGGCGGGTCATTATTCAGGTTCGACCACATAAGCCTGCCTGCTGCGGTGAATTGAGCGAACACCACAGGCGTCGTTCCGGCAAGAAACGGCACGGGGAATGCTCCAGACAGGGACGTGAAGAACATGACGCCGGACGCCGTGGTGATGTTCGCCGTCACCGAGCCTGTAACGCCGTAGCAAATCATTTCGCCGCTTGCGTACTTGATGTATCTGCCATTCGACGTAGATCCGACCTGGTAGATATCACCGGTAGGAATGCCACCCGATTGGCTGACGGTCCCCAGAATGCCCGCGATGGCGGCAGAGCCGAGGCCCAGACCGCTGCGCGCGGCACTTTGAGTACTTCCGCCGGTTCCGCCCTGGGCAACAGTCAATGCTTTGGTCAAAGCATTGAGCTCTGTGATGTCAGCATTGGCGCCAGACTTTGCGGCGCCGAGCGCTGTCCTCGCGCCAGCGGCATCGGTAGCTCCGGTGCCGCCACGAGCGACAGTTTGGACGTCGAGAATTCCAAGGTTGGCCTTTGTTTCAGCCAGCGTCGTTACGCCGGTACCGCCTTTGGCAATCGGCAGAATGTCGTAGTTGCCGGTCGTGCCCAACCCAGCCAGCTTTGCGCCGTATTGGTTCACGAGTGCGCGCAGTGCGTCGGCCGAGTCCTTTACGTACCCCTGTAGAGGCGCCAGCGCATAGGAGCCAGCAGCATTGGTGGTGCCCTGGTACGGCGGCGAGATGGACAGAGCTGTATCGCTGGCAAAGTTGGTGACTTCGTACCAACCGCCATCCGGGCCACGAAAACCGTCCCCTACACGACCGTTGGCAATAAACGCGGTGCCCGTACCCAGCACGGTGCTGGAATTTTGGGTAACGGAAACCGTCCCGGCTTTATACCAAGGCATGGATCACTTCCTTTTTGAAGGTGTTTAGACGGCGAGCTTTGCGAACACAGCCGGCATGAAGAAGGCGAACGGGTTTGTGAATCCATCGGTGACGGCGTACAGCGTGCCGGTGCTGAAGCTCCACAGGGTTTTGACTAGGCGGCCCGCCGCTGAGCCCGTCAACATGTTCATGCCGAAGGTGTTGATCAGCAGATATTCGTTCTCTGGGAAATTGAACGACACGGTGTAAAAGTTTCTTGTGCTGCCCGTGGGGGTGGTTTCAGATCGGACATAGGTCCAATTTTGAAACGCGCGGGTGAAGAGCGCCGTTGGAGTGCCGGAGTCAAACAACAACTTTGACGAGCCGTCCCACAGCCGCATCCCGTAAGTTGCCACCGGCTGGGCGCCGAACGTGGCCGCGAAGTATCGGCCGTTCGGCTGGTTGGTGTTCACGTCGTAGGCCCGAACATAGAAGCCGATCCAGTTGCCGGCCGATCCAAGCACCTGCATCGCCGTGAGCCCCGCCACTCCGCCGGTATCTGGCCGGCAAAACACCAGAGGCGGTTCCTGACTAGTGATGATGACCGGAAAATAGGTGGTCGACCCAAGCCCAGACTCCTGCGTCGGCGCGTACCGGCCGCTACAGATGACGTTGAGCCTGGCAAACTCGGAGTCGATGACCACCTGATTGCTGTTGTTGATGAAGCTCAACCCGTAACTCATCAAGCAAACCTTATGACCATCAGTCGCATGGTCCCGCTGGTGGAAAGACTGGCCGCGAAGGTGCGCGTGTAGTTGTAAACCCGCGCAACCCCCGCAAGCATTTCCGTTTCAAATTGGAAGGCTGTCGCCTCGTTATAAGGACCGACCGGTATCACGATCGCGACAGAGTTCGAAGCATCGCAACCGGGCACCGAAAAGTCCTGATTGGCCTTTGCCCCGGTCGCAAAGGTGACCACAATCGACAGCACCACGCGCATGGTGAACGAGTTCTCGTCGACCTGGAGCGTCCCATCGGCGCCCCAGATCCGCATTCCATGAGCCATGGTTTACCCCAAGTAGCCGAGACGGACACGCAGCACGTTGTTCGCGTCGTAGACGGAGACGTTCAGCGAATTGATTACCAGACGACCTTGCCCGGGCACGACGCCGTTGATCTCCAGCGTTCCGTCCTTGTTGAGAATCCAACCCTGTTGACCGGCGATGTAGTTCGTCGAACTGATGTAGCTGCCGATCTTGGCGTTGGTGATGGTGCCGTCCGCGATGAAGGCCGAGTTTATGAACACCTGACCGCCCTGCACTGCAAACGGTACCGAGATGGCGCCGCCGGCGATGGTGTTCACCACGGCAAACCGGTCAGCGCTGACCAGGAACTGGCTCTGCAAGCCGGCGCCCGTGTTCTCGATGCCCAGGCCGATACCAGCAGCGATGTACTTGCCATCGGCCGCGACCTGCATTTTCACCGACCACATGGTGCTCAGCTTGCCGGCCGTATCCGCGTAGGCCGTCGACGTTTCTTGGATCGCAGCAGTGTTTTGCCCGACCGACACGTTCAACTGATCGATCTTGGTGGCCGTCGCTGACTCGTTGGTGGCCACCACCTGTTCCAGCTCAGTGATGTTGGCCGCGTTCTCGCCGATCTTCGCATCGAAGGTGGTGATCCGCTGCGCGAAGGCCTCGTTTTCAGAGGTCCGAACCTTGGATTCCGAAGCGATAGCCGCGGTGCTGGTCCAGCCCTTGAGAGCGTCGGCCAGATCCCCTTCCCCGTTGTCGTCTCTGGACGATGCCCGCAACGCATCAAACGCCGTGGCCTGAGCAGTCACCACGCCATCGATCTCGCTGATGTCAGCAGTGTTGAAAGCTACCTGCTGCGCCAGTCCGTTCGCCGTCTCGATTGACTGCCCGACATCCAGCCAGTAGGTCGCATTCGGCGGCGGGGTGTTGATTGGCACTTCGCCCTTGGCCTGAAAGATATGGCCGTCCGCCACAACCATCTGGTCTTTCTCGTAGACCTGATCCGGCTTGTAGGCGGATAGGCCGTCGAGCGCATCGATCTGATCCTGAAGGCCGGGGAGTTTGTTGATCTCGTCCAATAGGTCTTGCCCGAGTTCCGTCTCAGTGATCTGCCCCGCGATCATTTCCAGAATTGCCGCAGCGTCCGCACTTGATTGACCCTGCACACCCATTCCGATCGGGTACCAGGGACCGATGTTGCCGATTCGATCCACCAGCCGCGCCCAGAAGTAGAAGGTCACGCCCGCACGAAGCCCCAGCATCGAGAAGTCGCTTTGCGGGTATGACAGGTCCGTGAGCTTGGTCGCAGCCTCAAGGCTGGTCGTCGGGCCGTACCATATTTCTGTGCGCTGGGTGTCCTCGGCGCCCGCCGGGAAACCCCATTTCAAGTAAATGCCGAACAGCAGCGGCGTGGCCGTCAGGAACGACACTGCCGGTGGCAAGCCCTCCTTGCCCTTGAGGTTGGTCAGTACCGAAGCGCGCCAGATCGACGAGATATCGAACGCACTCACGGCACGGACGCGGGCCACGTAAGCACCGGCATAGATGCCCACCACATCGACACTGGTCATCCCGGTGCGTTGCAGCTTGATCCAGTTGCCGCTGTCCTTGCGCCACTCGACGTCATATCCGACCGCGCCGTTCACCGCCGGCCAGGTAATGGTCATGGTGGCAACGGCAATGCCCTGGGATACGACTGAGTTCGACGTGACGGTCACGCTCGCCGGCGCAGGAACGACGGTGATTGGAATCACACTGATCGGCCGCTCTTCGAGGCGCGCCCCGGTGTCGATGTAGTCGAATTTGCTCGGGTCGTATTGCAGTGCGCTGATTTCGAAGTCGCCCTCGGTCGTACGCTTGGTCCGCAAAACCCGATAGAGCGGAATGGCCAGATCATCCGCATCAAGCGCCCACTGCAATTGCGGCAATGGGGGCTCGCTGTAACTGGTGGTCACGGTAACGGCTCGGCCGCTGACGCTCTGCACAGTGCGCCCTTCCGCACGCCCACCTGGAAGGTTGATGATCAGCCTGTCGCCAGCCTTGGCCTGGGTGTCACGGTCCAGTGTCACAACGCGGCCGGCGGCGACAGAGATACGCCCACCCACCTCGCGCCCCGCTAGTAGCGAGTCAGCCACTGGGATGATGTGGCCCGGAAGTGGAATCACGCCCTCCATGCCCGTCTTGAACGACACGGTGCGGTCTTGATGGTTGCTCAAGATAGCCCACTTGCCCCGGCGCTGGGCTTCGGACGCACGTGTGCAGCCGATGGCACTCAACTCAGTCGGGCGGTCGCCGTAACGCCGTTGCAGATTCAGATCAGCGAATGGAATGACGTCGGTGTCGTAGTTGTTCGCCGGATTGTCGTAGCTGACCAGCGCCCGGGTGTATCGGGTCTTCGCCGAGGCGCTGTCATACGAAAACTTGCCGTCGATGACGTTGGACCGGGTGAACACGTAGTCGAAGTCCTGCGCGCGCGGCATGTCAGCCTGCATCACCAGTTGACCCTGAGCCCAGTAGGTCATGCCCCGGTAAATGCCGGCGATATCGCGCAACAACGACCAGGCGTCCGCCTTCCCTTGCAGGTTCATGTCGCACAAAAAACGAGGCTCCACGCCACCAAGGCCGTTCGGCACCAACTGGTCGCAGTACTGCGCGATTCGGTACAGCTCCCACTTGTCGACCATGAACGGCTTGATGCGCTTGCCCAGGCCGAACCGGTCTTCAGTGCACACCCCGTAGGTGATCCACGCTGGGTTATTGGTCCAGGCCGATTTCATGCTGCCGTCCCACGTCCCAGTGTAGGTGCGCAGGATCGGGTCGTAATTGCTCGGCACCATCCAGCGCCGTGCCCGGCACCGCACGGTGACCGCCGGAATGTTGGTGAACTGCTCGGCGTCAAACTCGATGTAGAGCAGCGCGGTGTTGGGGTAACGCAGCTTGGCGTCGATCACCTCGGTGTAACCGGCAATCAGCATGGTGTCGGCGATCTTGTTGCTGTTCTGGTTTGGCGTCAGGCGGCGCACGCGGATTTGCCAGCCGCTGGTGGCGTCCGGCAAGTCGACGCGGGTGGATCGTTCGTAGCGCGTGGTGGTCTTGCCGTCCACGGCGTCGGTTGCCACTTGCTGATAGGCGCCGCCATCGGTGGCCACATCGATAGCGTACTCGATGCGGTAGCCGACGACATTGCCTTCGTCATCCTGACGTTGCAGCGCCGGCCAAGCGAGACGGATTCGAACGGCTGAAAGCTGGATGTTGCTAATCGAGCGAACCCAGGGCGAGTCGCTGCGCAGCTCAACGTTCAGGGACGTTTCGTTCTCGACTGATGGAATGCCAGGGATATAGGTCTGATCGACAGAGCCCGAGCGCCAATCCCATTTCACATTCGGGAAGTTGTAGTTGCCACTCGCATCGCGGATCGGGGTGTTGTCCAGGTAGATGTCGTAATCCGTAGGGATTTCGTCGAACTCGCCCTCGCCCACGGCGATCAACAGTTTTGCCAGGTTGGTCGAGCGCAGGCTGTCGCTGGCTTCAGTCGGCGATTTCGGCTTGCTGCTGCCGCCCTTTTCGCCATGGATGTCGTGCTTCAGTGCTGCGCCCATGCATTCCTCCAGGCGAAAAAAACCGCCTAAAGGGCGGCCTGCGTGATGCTCTCGATTTACGTTTTGTCTTCGGCGTAGATCGATGCCGAAATGATCATCCCACCCCACCGGCGGTCGCCGATGCAGATCGGCACGGGGTTACCGCTGGCGGTGGTGTTCTTGGCGCTGCCGAAGGCATAGGACGGAGCGTTCTCGGGGGACGCACTTTGGGACAGGCCCTTGGCTTGGGGGCTGAGCAACTGGACAACACCGCCGATCGCCATCGATGCACCGGCCGCGTACAAAAACGGCGATGCGACTGCGAAGGGTGTGAATGACAACACATAGGCTGCGGCGATCATCACCGTACCTATAATTGTCTGCAGGCCGCCGGCACGCTTGCTGCCATCGATCACCGGAACAATGCGGATTTCCCGCGCACCGCCGAGATCGAACCTGTCTATTCCGATGTTTGTGCGATTCCGGAAAATCGCGAACTTCAGCCCCAGGCGCTCCAGTCGCTTTATTTCTTGAGAAAACCCTTCGATCGTCGCGTTAAGCGCTCGAAACGCCTCCACAGCAGAGCCGCCATCAAGGAGGAATTGCTTACTGCGAAAGAACTTCTTAGACAGCGAACCGGAGAGCATCACTTTCGTCATAGGGGTGTAGGTAATTGCTGAGCACATGCCATTCTCCAGGCAATAAAAAACCGCCCGGAGGCGGTCAGTTCAAAGCGTTGTGGGGAGTATGTCGATCTGTCCATCGCCCCCTATGAAAACTCGATATTTCTTGATCGCGCCGTCTTTCACGGTTGCTTCACGCTCTACTCGGTCTGCCCCCAGCGAGCAGATGCCGGAGCCGGTGTAGGCTGCTCCCAGGGAAACGGAGTCTGGTGGCAGGTAAAAGGTGGCCTTCTGGCCCGGATCCAGTTTGGCGGCCTGCTTGCCGTCGATGAAAACAGCCATCGAGCATAGGCTTCCGGTGTGACCCGAGTCTCGAATCACTTGAAGAGTGCCATAGGCCCCGGCTGGTTTGACTTGAAAGGCTGACAACTGACTTGTAGGCGCCTGCCTAGCCTCGCCAGATGGAGTCGGTGAAGTCGCACACCCCGCCAATAGCGCTAACACCATCATCCCAATCCCAAATCGCATAGTTTTTCCTCATCCTGAAAATCGCCTGACTGTATCACTGCCTTGCTTCGCTCTCTATGATCGGTGAAAACCAATCACACTAAGCAATCGGAATGCAAGATGCCTCGACCGTCAGGAACACCAAAACGTGCAACTCTTCCAGATCTTACCGGCCGAATCCGAGGAACGATTAACTTTGACTTTAACGTTGTTGGCGAATCACATTTCCAAGCCGAACTACGGTACATCCGAAATCACATGTCAGTCGCATACGAAAATGATCTAGAAGCACACATTGTTACCGAGCCTAACAACCCGTACGACAAAAACGCCTGCGCCGTTTATATCGACTCATTTAAGGTCGGATATCTACCAACGGACGCGGCTAAAGAATTTGTTACCCAGATGCGTGCAAAGGGAGTGTCAGGAGCAGCCTGTTTCGAGATTCGAGCGAAACTGACTGGTGGCTTTGGGAACCGACCGAATATAGGTGTTCTGTTGAATCTTCCTACTGGGAACTAGCTCAGCACCGCAGGACCCACACCGCTGCTGCATCAGTTGAGTGATTGTGCTTCTTTGTGCCTGAGAATCAGGCGAGTTCGGTCCAGCCACGGGCCACCAAACACAATGATCTCCGATGGTCTGCCGTACAGGTGATGCAGCAGAAAAGGGCCAGGGCCAAAAGTAGAAGCATCTTCACCGGGCAGCGCTGGATCCTCACCGAGAAAAATTCCAGCATGGTTCGGGTAAACCGTTCGCCCTACTTCCATCACGACCATGTCGCCGCGCTGCGGCTGATCGACCCGGTAGAACCCGGCCGCTTCATAATTGGCTTCGTACAGGCTGGTGTTGTCCTTGCTCTCCCACCAGCCATCGGCGCGTTTGAAGGTTTCAAACTCCAACCCCCACTCACGCTTGTACCAGTCCGCACAAACCTGCCAGCAATCCCAGGCGCCATGCACGAACGGACGCTTCAACAACGCAACATCACCACTTGGCAATACGGTGCGCAGGTCACCTTCCGGCCAACTGAGAATGTGCCACGGCATGGCGGTCGCTTCGCACATGGCCAGATCGCGCGGCGAAGGTCGGCTGGTTGCGTCCGGATGGGAGTGAACAACGCCAATGACTTCGCCAATATCCTCGGCCGCTGCGTATTGCTCAGGATCAATGCGAAACTCTTCGTTTGGCTCTGTCGCGATGTTCAAACACGGAAGATACTGTTGCTTGCGCCCAACTCCCAGCAGCAAACCGCAGCTTTCCTTCGGGTACTCGGCTGCCGCATGCGCCTGAATGGCGCTCAAAATGTATTTGCGCATGCTCAACTCCGGGCGATCAGGGATACTGCGGGAAAACCTCCGAACGGCAGCGGATTGCCCTCGCCGAAGCGTGGAATGCATCCCCTACCTAATGTGGCGTCGCACTCGTCCAGTTCGGGGTTGTCGGTCATGACGCCGTCCTTCGTGACGTACGGCCCGGTGTAGCCACAGTTCGGCCCGCGGTAGCCGCCGGTTAGGCACCAATGACATAAGGTCGTGGCCTGTCGGCCGATGGACTCACCGCCAACGTCCCCTGGACTGGCAAGATCCCAGCTGACCGTTTCCCCGTCCTCGTTCGTCTTCTGGTCGATGTACCAAACCTCGATCGTTTCTTGAGTAGGGTCGGCTGTCGGGTTACCGGCCGGGAAGTTCTGCGCATCCAGATACGTGCCCAGCGTGTGGCGCATCGTCAACTTGAACTCGAGTAGGTCGGCGAACGCCAAGCAGAGCGCCGTGATACGCCCGTTGACGTTACCAACCGACAGCGTTGGCCGGACCGCCGTACCATCACCGTTGGCCTCGATGCCATCAATCTGCATGGGCCAGGCTCCGTACTCGTTGCCCTGCCAGTAAATCGCCTTCGCCGGCAGTTGGTCCGCATCAACACCAGCGGCGATCAGTTCGGCTGGCGTGTACGGGATCGAGTGTCCGTGAAAGCGCAGAACATCCGCGCCATAGTCCGTGCCGTCCAATTCGAAGAGCAGCACTTCGCTACCAGGTTCAAGCACCTGGATATCACTAATCAGCGGCATGGTTGCCCCTTATGGAAGAAACGATTGGGTGAAGGTCGTGGTCAGGGTGAACCAACCAGCACCTTTCGGAGTGATCGATGGCGCAGCGCCGCGGAAGAAAGAAAGCTCCCCAAGCGGCGGCGTCCAGAAAAACGACTTGTGACCGGCGTGACGGTCCAGAAACGCTTTGATATCCAGCGCGACCGCCTCCCGGACGACGAACGTCAGCGGCCAGGTATCGACTCGATTGTTCGGGCCATCCCCAACGACCTGTTCGTAGCCGTTGCCGAACTTCGAAGATCGGGTTCGGTATTCCGGCGCGCTGGTGGACTCGATCATCGGACACCAGTCAAACGTTTCAACGGCCATTCACAAGCCTCCAGATTTGTCCGCCGGGTTGGGTTTCCTTGGCGATTTCCTGCTGGGCACCGCGCCGTGCGACATCCGCATAGGCTTGGCCAAGGGCCTGCGAGTCTTGCTGCGAGGTTCCGGCGCCAGCGTTCTCTACTTGAAACGACTGGTTGATGACGACTTGTCCAGCGGCTGCCGGTGCGGCCGATGATCCACCGGACAGCCCGACATACCCGCCGTCCGCATAACCACGCTTGTTCAGTCGCTCCAGATAGCCGCGCATCCCGGGCTGCTGGACCACTTCCTTGCGGATCACAACTTCGCCGCCATGGACGATGCCTTTCGGCTCGTACTTGCCGCCGTTGCCGGTGTAACCACCATCGGACAGGCCCGGCCACTGCGAAAGTACATCGGCTGAGTAACCAGCGGCAGTGCTGCCCGACGACGCTGCCGCAGCGCCTCCGCTACCAAACGCGGCGCCAAGTGCGCTGCCAGCAACACTGGAAAAAACGTTGGAAGCCGCCGACTGCAAGGCCATCTTTGCAATCATGCGAGCGAAGCTTTTTGCCACATCGCTGAAGCTCTGATCAGCACCAAATGCCCAATCAACCGCAGCATCCGTCAGGCCGTCATAGAGCGAGGTGAATGCCGACTTCGCCTGCCCGGCCACGTCCCGCGCCTGTTCGAGGTAGTTATCGAACGCAGACGATGCACCCAGCGTCCAATCGCTCCGCGCCTTGTCTTCATCCGCGTAATACTGCGTCTGCATCGCCAGACGCTGGTCCAGCGCGGATTTGAGCGACTGCGTTTCCTTGTCGTACAACTCGGTGCTGAACTGATCCTTGTTGCTCTTGTTGTAGTCCGAGGTCAGCTTGTCCATCTGCGACTGATAGGACTGCTGAATGCTGCGCTGCTCCTGCAAGCGCTTGCGCTGCTCATCGCCGAGGCCTTTCCCGGCCAAGTTGTTGTCGAGACCTTGCTGCGCGCTGGAAAGCTGGCTTTTCAGGTTCTCATCGAACGCCGCCAGTTTGCGGCGGGTTTCCAGCCCCTTTTCACGCAGCGTATTCTCAGTTTCGAGTGCGGCGTTGCGCTTGAGCTGGGCGGTGATCAGTTCCTGGTTGGCCAGCAACGACTGCTGTTCGGCGGTGAGGGTTTTCTTGCCCTTGATATCGGCGAGCTGCTGCTCCCACTCGACCAGCTTTTTCGCGTTCGCGCCAAGTGTCTGGCTTGCGGCCGACTGATCGCCGATCAGAGCGCCCTGTTGCTGTAGCACCGCATACTGCTGCTTCGCCTGGTCGAGTGCCTTGATGCCGGCGTCTTCCTGATATTTCGGCGTTTTGGCAGCCTTCGGATCCTTGTATTTATCGTTGATGGCAGCGATGTCTTTCGCCTGTTGCTCAGCGGAGATCAGCAGCGAGTTATCGCCTTTGGCCTTAGCCTGAGTTACCCGACGCTCTACCAGCAGACGGTAATCCGCAAGCTCGCGCTCACGCTTTACCGAGCTGCTCTCGGTGTCCTTGCGCAGCTTGTCCAGCCGCACTTGGTCTTCCAGCGACTGCTGCTGTTGCTGTTGCTGGTAACCCTTCGCGGCGGCGCGTCTATCCTGTTCGGACTTGAGAACCAGCTTTTCGGTTTTCTCACGCTCAAGGGCTTCCGTGCGGAAGCTGTCATCGGGCGTCAGATTGCTGAAGGGGTCCGCTGGCTTGCCTCTGGGATTGCGCTTGCTGCGCAGGGCCGCACTGTCGGCGATCGCGTTGAGCTGTTCATCTAGTTTCGCGATCTGCTGATCAAGCGTTTCCTCACGCCCGACGTTCAGCGCTGCATCCCAGGCACCCTTGGCAGCGCTCTTGACCGCGCCCCAGCTCGCTTCGAGGGAGCCAAGGTTCTGTTTGATGGACGTGGATGTGCGATTCAGCCCGTCCTCATACGCCGCCATGGCCGCTGACGACGCTTCCTGGGTTTTCCCTTGCTCCTGCAACGACCGGATGTGTTCATACGTGGTCGCCGTCAGGAAGTTCATCGACTCGTTGAGCTTCAGAATTTCACTGACAGGGTCCTTGGCGATTTTCTCGAAATTCTCGGCCGTTTTACTGGCCGCAATCCCCGTCGCCGATTCGTACTTGATCACAGCCTCAGAAATCGACTCAAACGCCGCCACCGGTATCTTGGTGGAGGCCGCCAGCTGTGCCAGTACTTCTGCTGCTTTGCCGACGGTACCGCCAGTGCTCGACACCTGGCGAGCCATGGTTGCCAGGCTACTGGCCGTGGTGCCAGCAGTATTTCCGGTCATTGCCAGCGAGGTGGTGAACGCCGTTCCCTCGTCCGAACCCTGTTTGTAGGCCAGTGCCAGTACAGCCGCTGCCGCTGCGGCTAGGGTGAACGGATTCACCAGCCCCAGCACGTAGCCGCCCAAGGCCTTGGCCGCAGGACCGACTCCGCCAAACAGATCCTTGAGCTGGCCGCCCTGCTGCAGGAAAACCGTCATCGGGTTCTGCCCGGCCTGCAGCGAGACGGCGATATCGGTGAACTGAGCAGGAACGCCACGCAGATTGGCGGCGTATTGCTTGGCCGTCTGGCCGTTCTTGGCCATGACCCGGTCGACCTTCTCGACGGAGTCCCGCTGCTCTTTCAACTTGTTGAGGTACATCGTGAAGTCGGTATCATCCAGCCGACCAGCAGCGCGGTGCTTGCGCAGTTGCTCTTCCATTTTGTCGAGGCGGCCGTAGGCCCCGATCACCGGGTCAATCTGGCCGACCAGCTTGTCGAGCTGGCCAGCTTGATAGGCCGCTTCCTTGGTGGTCGACTTCAGCGCCCGCTGAGCACGGTCCATGCCTTTTTCAAAGCCGCCGGTGTTGGCTACCAAATCGACCGTCAGTTGGCCAAGTGAATCAACAGCCATAAATCACCTCTTGACCGACTGAAGCAGCGCTAACAGATCCTGCGGCGTGGCTTCTTTTGGCTTGGACTTTTGCCCCCGATCGGGAAGGAAGTCATCAAAGGTTGCCTTCCCGCCGTGCACGTTGTTGAGCAGCGTCGCCAGCATTGCGAAACCATGTTCGAGGCGAATTCCCAGATTCAGCGAACCTGCTTTCCGGGCATACCGCATCCAGTCCATCGCCTCGACATAGCTCAAGTTTTGCTTGGCTTCCGCGATCGTGCGGCCGCCGATCCCCGCGAGGACGAGCTCGTGCCAGAACTCTTCCTCGGGGTCGATTTTTTTTCTAAAGCACCCTCCTTCACCTGGTTGACATCGCCAATCGCCGAGAGCAGCACGATTGCGAGCTCAGCACACAGCGGGCCATGCCCGGTCTCAGGCCCGCCGACAACGTCAGCCACGGTGAACACTGGCTTGCCGTCATTGTCGACGATGCACGACGCAATGCGCTGCGCGGTGATATCCACACCCTGGTTCTGCGCATCCCAGCGCTGGGTGACCGAGATGTACGACTCATGAGCCACATATACCGTGGCTTTCTGAAGGACACCGCCCGAATGCCATTGGATTTCCTTCTTCACCGACGGAGCGGCGAACGCGCCGGCGGCTGCCAGCGCTGCGATACTCAGATCCATGGGAATTCCTTAAACAGAGGTTTTGACGAGGAGTTCGATCTCGCCGGATACCTGAATACCGACGTTGGACTTCACGACATCACCGATCCCAAAAGTGAATGGGAAGGCGTTCATGTAGCCTTCAAAAGTGAGCCAGGTCCGGGTATTCGGAAGTTCGAAGTCAACGCTTTCGTTGACCAAGGCACGAGCCGATGCGCCAGTGCCCGAGCCGCCGGTGAGAGCTACCGTCGGAGCGGTGGTGTAGCCGGAGCCAGCGTTAGTGATCGTGAAACCAGTGACTTTGCCGTCGGCAATCTGGGCCGTAGCAGTCGCACCGGTACCGCCACCGCCGGTGATGGCAACGGTTGGAGCCGTGGTGTAACCCGTGCCCGCAGAGTTCAGCACGATGCCGGCCAGCGAACCTTCAGCACCTACCAGGGGAGGAATACCGGTTTCGGTGTCGAAGTTATAGCCGTCCGACCAACCCACGACCCACCTGAGTTTGGTGCCCGCTTTTTTCAGCTGGTGCAGCCGCAAATGGGAAGGGTTTTTCGGATCGATGTTCAGGCCGAACGATGCAGATCCCGGCTCAGCCAAACCGGCTTCGTACTCACGCGCCTTGGATTTGGTGCAGGTCACGTCGATTTGCGCGATCGCAGTGTCAATACCGTCCAGCGAAGTGAAGCAACCGACGTCGATGACGCTGTTGTCGGCCGGATCCAGCGCAAAAAGCTCCGTGCCTTGGGTGTTAATGGTCAATTTGGTACTCCCCGATTTCCTGCGAAATCACTGTTGGGCGGGCATAAAAAAACCCGCCGAAGCGGGTCGTTCTTTCTGGTTTCCGGCTACAGGCTCACCAGCCAGGCAACATCGAAACTCTTTCGATAATTTTTCGTGGTGGGGTCTCGCCCCTCCAAGTTGAATCCGGTGACATGAGCTTGCAGCTCGATCGCTCTGCGGATCGCGGAAGCGACCTGTTCGGCGGCGGCGCCGGTATCGGCGTACACATCAACCTGAAGCCCGTATCGATCTGTATCGGGGCGGCCGCTGACGTAGTTAATCGGTGATCCGCTGATGACCTGCCAGACGGCGTAGGGCTTGGCCACGCCTTGGGGGGCCTCACCAAATGGGTAGATTCGGGTCGGTGATGCGCCGAGTAAGGAAGTCACAGCCGGAGCCGCGGCGCAGACTTTGAAAATTGGTGCCGCCATCAATTCGCCCCCAATTTGATCAACTGGTACTTGGCCGAACTGAGGAACTCCTTGAAGACTTCCTCACGCTTGTTCGCCAGCGCGCCGCGCATGAATGGAAAGGACGCCGAGTGCTCGGTGCCAAGCTCGACATACCACCAATAAAAGGTATTGCCGCCGCGCTGTCCTGATCGTGACTTTTTGACACCCACTGAAACAATGGCCGCGCCCAGTTCTTCGCCGAGCTTCTTCTGCTCGATCATCGCGATGTTGGTGGATATCTGGTTTCTGGTTTCCGGATCATCGATGCGGTCGGCGCGATTTTTCGCCTCGATCATCACCAGTTCCATCGCATCCTTTGCCGCCGGTACCGCCACCTGGCTTCGCATTCCCTGTGACAACTCACGGAACTTGGCGGACAACTCATCGGCTCCGGTCAGCTTGTAGCTCACCCAGTCAGCCATCGTTCACTCCCGCAGACACAGGGATTACCAGGTAATCCAAGCCGGAATCGTTGTCTGTCATTGGTGTTGTGAAATTCCAGATACGACCGCGATGGATGCCGCGCATGTTCGGAACGATTCCATCCCGGTACCGGATCGTGATTTTTGCCGTTACCTCGGATTGAACCGCCTGCGCCGCCAGAAGCTCACGGCTGTTCACGAATTCGAATTTGGCAGGAACCTTGGTCCAGCGATCTTGCCAGACCTGGATCATTTCCCCGCTTCCGGGGTCCTGAACTTGCAAGAATTCCTGAATAATAATCCGATGCCGCAGAAGACCTGCTCGCATGATCAGGCCTCCGGAAGCGCTGCACCGTAGAAGTTTCTGCAGGTGAAAAGCAGGCTCTCAACGGACAGGGGGACTTGTGCAGTAATGGTGCCGGTCACCACCGCTTCACGGTTTGCGAACCAGTGCGCGACCAGCATTAGTACTGCCTGGATCATCCGAGCTGGAACCTTTTCGGCCGTATCGATCAGGGGCTCATCACAAGTGAACAGGCAATAATCCAAAGCGGCCTGACAATACTGGCGAAGCAGCAGGTCGTGATCCTCATGATCGATCTCGCACTGGAGGCGCAACGTTTCAATCTGGACCACGGCCAGCGCATCTATCGCCACCATCTTAGCTCTCCTTTTTCTTCTTGGTGGCGGAGGTCGGAGCCGGGATTTCCCGCTCTTGGAGAGGATCGCCATTAACCTCTTCGGCCAACTCCAAGCCGATCAAAGCTTCTGCATACTCATCCTTGACCTCGCGAACCTCGAACTGGTCGAAGTTCCCGGCGTGGTAGTGCGAAAACTGCCGCAATGCGCGAATTTTAATCATGGTAAACCCGGGGCAGTTGCCTGCCCCGCCCTCATTTATGGGGTGGTTGCGAAAGGACCGGTGATGATCGCGGTTGGCCGATAGTGGGCCAGCGCGAGGCGTTCTTCACAGAGGATGGTCAGCATGTTTTTGACGAAGTTATCGCGGTCTTCGCGGCTGACTTCGACAGTTGCATCCATGCGATCCCAGACCTGAGAAGCCAGGTCGAAGCCACCGACGGTGAAGGTGCCCAGGGCTTGTGCCTTGGTGGCTACAACCGGGAGGCCCCACATCACCTTCGCCGCGAAAGCAGCCGGACCGCCGAAGATGTAGCGACCATCAGCGTCTTTCAGCAGCGCAATGGCGTGCCAGTCGCGCGGGTTGAGAATAATGCCGGAGGCTTCGAACTCGGATTCGCTGGTCTGGAAGATCGCGTGAGCAATTTTGTCAGCGCGGGTATCGCCGGTGACGTTCAGAGCTGCGTCGTAGGCCGTTGCCACCTTGTTCAGGCCGGTCAGGTTGTCACCAGTACCGTCGCCGTTCAGCAACTGCCCTTCCTCTACCAGGGCCAAGCCGAACAACAGGCGGTTGTTGACGTAGGATTCCAGCATCGGCGCATCGTCCATCACCTGGCGCGAAGCCTGGATCCAGTGGGCGATGGTTTTGACGTTCGCTGTTTCTTTGGTGAAGGTCAAGTTCGACTCAGGCTTCAAAGTGCCTTCCGCCACCGGGGCAGCACTGTTGGTGAACACGTTCTCGCGAACATATTCCAGCGAGTTGGAACTGATGCGACCTTGTGCCAACAGATCGCGGATGGTCAGCCGGCGCAGGCCAGGCATCAAGATGCCGGGGTTACGCTGCGCCTCGATCAATGCACCTGCGGAGCCCGCTGTGCTGCCGAGCTGCTTGTTGAAGCTTTTAACGTCAACCTTGCCCGAAGACTTGCCGTCCCAGGATTTTTGCAAGTCAATCGCCGTTTGCTCAGCGAACGATTTTTTGGATTCGGGATTGTCCAGGTTGCCAGACGCAAGTTTCTGCTCCAGGTCAAACAGACGAGTGCCAGATTTGGTCAGCTCTTCCTGCACCGATTGGAGTTCGGTTTGCAGCTTCTTGCTGATAGCACCGGTCTCGGTGATTTCCTTTTTCTGCGCATCGAACAGTTGGGTCATGTTCGATTGCGCGTCTTCGATTGCCTTTTGGATCTGGGCCAATTCGGACATTTTCAGTTTCCTACAGTTGGGAAGGTTTTGAGGCGATTGAGAATCGCGGTGATTTCGCCACCTTCGGAATCGCTCCGAACTGCGGACTTGATCCGGGCGATAAAGCCCAGCGCTTGCGACTTCGATAGACCGGCCGAATCCCTCAGCCAATGCTCGACATCGCGAATAGTGGTGATCGACTCCAGGCTTTTCATGGATTCGATGGTCGCCTGCTCGTTGGCAGGAAAGGTGCAGATGCTGATTTCACGCAGGGCCTGCACATTCTTGAATGCGCGGCCGGAATCGATCAGGTCAAAGTCATCTTTGAAAACGGTGAATCCGACCGACATTCCTTCAACGGTTTTGTGCTCCATTGCCGCTCGGAGATCGCTCGACACCGACAGTCCCGGGGTCAACTCCCCGCGGGTCAGCAATCCCTTGCTGTCCTCCTCGAGCGTCAGCCACTTGCCTACCGGGAGCTCCCAGGTACGGTGGTTGAAGAACATGCCTACCTGACGACTTTGCGAGGCGAGCGCTTTTTTGAAAGCACCCGGCAAGATAATGTCTCCATCGCTGTCGACTACGCCGAATACGCTGGCATAACCCTCGAAGGTGCCAGTCTTACCAGCTGAATCGAACTTGATTTCGACCTGATCAAAGGCCAAGGTCTTCTGAATATTGGACATTTGGGAGCTCCAGAAAAACTAAACCCCGCTGGGTGCGGGGTTCGTTTTGCCAAGTTGAGTAAGCGGCACGTTTTGAGACTGCCGGGTGGCGACGTCGCCGCCGGGGAGCGGTGGGCGGTTATCAATGCGACGGCCTTCGTTGACTGTCAGAAGCCCAGTATCAACCTGAGTCTTCATGTAGTTAGCGCGAGCGGTCGAGTCACCACTCAGCAGTCCAGCACGGTTGTGCTCAGCATGGATGCGCCCCACGTCGGATGACTTGACGAGCCACCGCAGAATGCTGGTCTCCCAGATTTCAAGGTAGGGGTCGAGGGTGTACTGCAAGAAACCGAGATTTTGCTGCTCGATGCCAGACCCCCAACTGGTGGACTTTTCAACATCACCCACCAAGTGGGGCGGTACGCCGAAAAACCGTGCCAGTTCACTGACCTGAAACTTTCGAGCAGCCATTGTCTCGGCATCTTGGGGGCTCACTCCGATCGCCTGGGTAGTGAAGCCACCTTCGAGGATCCACAGCCGCTTTCTGACAGGGCCTCCCGAGATCTCCTTGAAGTTTTCTTCAAGTTGGGCGCGCTGTTCTTTATTGAGGATCTTCCCATCGGTCATCAAGAGCTGCGGAGACTTGGCACCATTGGCATAGAAGTCGCGTTGCTGGTCTTCCATAGCCACCGCAACACCGGCGGTCTTCGCACCAAAAGCAATTGGCGAAAGACCAACCAGACCGTTGAAGCCAAACCCCTTCAGGTGAAAAATATCGCTCTGTTTGAAGTCGGCAAACTCACTGTCGCGCCGGTATCGATAAACAATGCGCTTCCCTTCCAGTCGAACATCCATGTTGACCGACATGAGCGGAACAAGGCTGATGATGTCGCCGGTGGAATTACGCTCGATTAGGGCGTAGGCATTGCCGTAGTAGCAAAGCTGCATGGTCATAGCCACGCGAAAATCAAAAGCAGTCATGAACTGGTTAGGGCTGTACCGAAGCAATCGAGCAAGCGGGTTATCCAGTCCGACTTTTGTTCTGTCGTCACCCTTGGTCTCAAAAACATCCAGCGGCAAGCATGCGGTTACGCTGGAGATCAGTCGTACGCAGGCAAAAACGGTTGAGATTTGCAGCGAGCGCTCATCGTTCACCACCGACTCGCCAACCACTCCAGAGGCTGAAACAGGACCGGTCTGGGATCCTTTTTCTGGAGTGACAAGCCGGCCGCCGACGAAGAAGCTCGCCATACGCGCCCAAAACGGGCTGCGGGTGCGCAGGTCAATGCTGTAGTCGGTATCTGCCATCACATGCTCAATGGTTTGTTGAGGAAGGCATCAGCGCTGTCTACATTGCACAGCAGCATTGCCCGGTTGACGCCCATGAGCGTGGCCACAGCGCCGTCGATTTTCTTCGCCGCCTTTTCCTTTCGAGGGAAGACGTTTTCGTTTGCGTCAGGTTTCGCGGTGACGTTGCCGAGCATCCAGGTAAGGATCGGGTTTCCGTCGTGATGAAAGCGACCGTTGAGAATCGCCCCGTTCATTTCCTTCATCGCCGGTGAAAAGGTCTTCGTGGTTTTGGGGATTTTTACAGGCGTGTGCCCTTCCCCTTCGAAGTCCTGGGCGATTTGAAAAGCGCCCCATTCATCATGCGGAATTTCAGTGAGGGATACGTTTTTGGCATCTGCCAGCAGATCATCACGCACCTGGTTGAAGCTCACCTCGGCGCCGTCGTGCGACGTCAAAAGCCCCATGTTCACCCACTTCTGATAGCGCTCCACGACCGACTTTTCGCTGCCGTACTGGATCGTTTGATCCGGCAGGTAGAAGCGCGGCGCGACGCTGTAGTAGTGCAGGACGCCATCGATCACGCGGTAAAACAAATTGATGCGGGCACAGATGTCGGTCTTCGACGCCAAGTCGAGGCACATCAGGCATTCGCTGCCCTCGAAATCTTCCATCGCCAGCCCGGGATCAGCGCAGTCGCGCCAGGCTTCCATGTTGAAATACACCTCGCGGGCCGACACCCACACATTCAAATGCTTAGTCTTGAAGGTGTTCTGGAAACTCGCGTTCTTGATGGCCTTCTGCTGCTGGCTGATCAAGTAGTCTTCGTAGACGGAAACGCCCATGTTCGGGTTGGCCTTGGCCATGACCTTGGGGTCAGTCCAGTCGTCGCCCTCGTCGATCGTCCAGACCCAGCCGAACAACTCTTCATCAGGGACGGTGCCCTCGAGCATTTCCACCACCCGGCCGCGCATGTCGTAGCACGGGCCTTCGATGTTGCTGCCGGCGGTGGTGATGATGAACATCAGCGGCTGCCGACGTGCGCCCATCCCCGTGAGCATGGTTTCGTAGAGGGCGGCGCTTTCGTGTTCGTGATATTCGTCGACGATCGCGCAGCTCGGCGACGCGCCGTCACCTGGGTTGCCGATGACGACTTCAAAGCGAGCACCATCCTCCGGCCGGCTCATGTTCGAGGCGTTAACCTCGATGCCGGCGGCCTCGATCAACATCGGCGAGCGCTTCACCATTAGGCGGGCCGGGCGGAAAACCTCCCAAGCCTGTTTCTCTGTGGTCGCACCGCTGTAGATCTCGGCACCAAACTCGTTGTCTGCGACGAACATGCCGATACCGACTGCGGCGGCGATCACGCTTTTACCGTTCTTGCGCGGCACTTCCCAGTAGCTTTCACGAAACCGACGTAGGCCTGATTTCTTTTTCACCCAGCCGAACGTCGCAGCCAGGCCAAACTTCTGCCACGGCTCCAGGGTGATGAGCTGACGCTTAAATGCCCACTCCCCTTTCACGTGCGGCATCATCTGCGCAAGCGCGAGTTTCTTCTCTGCCTTCTTCGGATCGAACTTGTAGGGGAACCCAGCCGACTTGCTTTTGACCAGGTCGTCCAAGTGCCGCTGACAGGCAAGTTGCACCAATCGGCACGCTGGTTTGCGACCTCGCACAACATCCCGCGCCCAGCGGTTCGCCGCTTCGACGTTGGGGTGCTTGTAGGCCATGTTTATCCGTTTAGAAGTGCTGAAAATTCGTTGGTGCCCGCCGGTTTTTTCCCACCAGTGAGGCGCGATCGGCTCGATGGGTCGAGGCCGAGCAGAGAGCCGAACGTGACCATTTGAGCCATGGCCTCCTTTGCGGCGGTCAAAGCCGGGTTTTTGATGGGCGAGCCCATCGCAGACTGAACAACAATCCCGAACTCATTGACCGATTTCTGAGCAGCCCGCCAGTTTGCATACGCAGTGCAAAAAGCCTCGACGTTATGCAGATCGGTGACACACAAAACCTTCTCGGCCAGCAGCGAAGGAACAACCCTTGACCACATTTCTTGCGAGTTAGGACATAGCCACTCTGGGGGTTCAATTTTGGTAACGAGCGCAAAGTCGGGCTCGTTCTTGTTGAGTTTTCGTTTGCCGGGATTACCGGCCAACTCCTTGCTGGCCGTGGGTTTGGGGCGACGGCCGGACCGCCCCTTTACCCCCGGCATCGGCGAGACTCCTGAATTTCATTTTTCGCGGTCGTGTGAGCGAGACCTCAGCGCGGTCAGCGAGCCAAAAGGCCCAGACTTCTGACCCACCCCCCTATCGACGGGGTCAAATCGATAGATTTCGCCATTTTTCGTGCATTTCGCATGAATTTCGGTCCTTTCCGGCCTGATATGAGAATCATTCGCGGTGATTCGACTCGCGAGCGGTCTTTTCCTTGTGGCAGTCGTGGTTGATGGCCTGAAGATTGCCCGGGTCGTCAGTGCCGCCGTTCGCCTTGCCAATGATGTGGTCGACCTCGGTGGCCTCACGCACTCGACCGAGGCCAGAGCAGACGGAGCACTGGCATATGTAGTGGTCACGCTTGAGTATCGAGGCACGAAGGCGTTGCCATGCTGCACCGTACCCACGCGAGGTCGTGCTGCCCGCCCTTCTCTCTCTGACCCAGGCTCCGCGCTGTGATGCATGGTCATCGCAGAAGCCTTGCTCGGCCTTCGACTTGACCAGGTTTGGGCAGCGCGTGGATCTACAGGGTCTTGCTGCCATCGGTCTTGCCCTCAGGTTGGTTCGATGGGGCTGGTCTGATAAGGCTCTTGGCCCTCTCGATTGCCTCCTGCGTCCACTTGATTGCCCGAGCACGGCGGGCTGCACAACCAATGCACATGTTCATTATTCCCCCGGTTTTTGACACTGGAGCACCACAAAGGTGGCACCGTGATATCATTATTCATTTTGAAAATGAGCTATGAAATGATGCAGAGCAACGACACCCTCATCAGTAACAAAAATCTTGGCCCCGACATAACAACCAATGGCCAAGCTGATGCAGCAGAAACAACAAATAAGCAATCCAACCTACAAGTAACAACTAACGACAACATTGCTTCAGAATCAGCAATCAATGAGAAACCTGATCCAAAACCAACTAATAGCAGTCAAGTCCCCCCAGAAGCAATCGCACCCAGTGAATCTATTACAGAAGACACAAATAAACTTGAAGCATTACCACCTCCAGAAGAGCAAATGGATAATGAACGTTTAGGGGAGATCCAACCAAAAAAAACAGAGTGGTTAAATGAATATAAAATACACGATATCAAAACAATTTTTGACAGCCTTAGAAACATGGGTATTTGCATAGCAATTATGCTCGGCTTACCCTCTATCAAGGATTCGCTCACATCCGTGTGCAACGTCGACAAATCCCTGTTCTACTTGATCGTTGCAGTATTAACTGTCTACTTGGTATGCATGAACATAGCTTGGACTGTCAAAAGCCTGCAAGAGCAACCAAGATTCAAAATCTCCATCCATTTAGGACCGCTTTTCCTAGGAGCATTCGCACTAATTGTATTCGGCTTAGTTTCTATAAAGACTTACACATTACTTGACCCAAGTCTTAGTGCTTATCCATACACAGGATTTTGCCTTATGGATACGACAGGAAATTTTATGTTCAACGTATCAACATACGTAAAATCAGTTTTTAACTGATGTCGCAATCAGTTTCAATCTGCACGCCTCGGCAGCTTGAAGTCGGCGAACCGATCAGCCAAGTCGGCAATCTTCTTCACACCGAGGAAGCCGATGAACACGCCAGCAGCAGTTGCGAAGTTCTGAGGCAAGCCGAAGTACTCAAGCAGCGGGATCAGGCCAATTGTGATCAACGTACATAGCGAGGCTTCAAGCAGTGCCTGCCGCCGAGTGCCACCGCCATAGATGATCCGCAACGCACCCACCACGAAGGACAGCGCGCCTGCATAGATCGTCGGTGCGTGCTGGCCCAGCCACGCGAGTACGAGCAGCCAGGTGTCTGGTTTGTCGGGCATGTTGGACATCTCGTTTCCTCCCGCACTGGGAGCAATGAATGGGGCCGGCAGGCAGAGGACGGACTTGGAAAACGCTTTCCGATATGAATGGTAAAATCTGAGCTCACTTCAAAGAGAGCTGACAAATGTCAATTAGCAAAATTACGTACCAGACGGCCAGCGGCGATATCAATGAGATACCGGTAGGTTTGTACAGCCCCCACGAAGAATCCGCGATGGACTTTGCCAACAGAACAATTTGCGCATTAAAGGGGCTTCACTTGAAGCCAGGTGTAAGTTTTGAAAAGACTCTTGAGGAGAATGGGATAACAAACGTCCAGACTCATTAACTCAAACGACGAATACAAAAAAGCCCCGCGGTTTGGCGGGGCTTTATGTGTCGTCTCTCATGACGCGCAAGATCGACATGATGGGGTTAATTTACGGCCAATCGGCCATATCAGTCAAGCGGCGTCTACGAAGATTTCCTCCAAATCGAATATCTCGGTCGCGTGGATCACAGCGGCCTCTTCAAGTTGCTCCAGGCGCTTGTGAATGCCGCCGCGCCAGTTGCGCCGAGTGCGCTCCGGCGAGCCGGCGAGATCCCAGGTATTCATGTCGTAGAACTCAGCGGGCAGCACGATCATGTCGGTGGAGCGCTTGCCTACCTGAATACCCTTGAGCTTGGGGATTGCCCACGCGGTAAGCGCCTTATAGATGAACAACTGCGGAGCCGGGGAAGTCATGCGGGCCACCAGGCGTCCAATTGCGGCTATCTTGTTGGCCTTGTGCGTCGAGTACTTGGCGACCAGCACATCCCACTGGGCAGGCTCAAGCTGGCGATGCAGGAGCGCGTAGAGGCAGCAGTCGTAATCGAACTTGTCGCGCACTGACAGCGAGCTGCCGGTACCGCCTGAGCGAAGGTCAGCATCGATCAGCTTTTGCCAGGACTGCTTCGTGCTGTTGTCGATGTTGTCGGCGGCCAGCACGCGCACCAGGGTGCTCATCACGTCTTTATAAATGCCCATCGCTCAATCCCCTGTGAAATTCGATTTGCCGGCGCCGCGGCCGTTGTTCTGTTGGTATTGGGCGGCCGGGCCGCTCACGAGCACCGGGCGCTTCAGTTGTTCGATCTGGTGGTCAGCGGCCTGCAGACGGATGCTCAGCTGCGTCACCAGCACCTCCAGCGGCAAAGCCTCTCCGGTCTCGGCCGCAATCCAGCCAGAGGCGTTGCACTGCACACAGGCCAGCTCGTGGAACACGCCTTTGATCACAGTTCGACCACGGCATGCCGGGCACGTGGCCAGGTCCAGCTGAGCAGCGCGGAACGCTGGGCCGTGACTCTTCTTCATTGAACCTCCAGTAGCTGGGAACGATGCGCGTCTATTTCGGCAATCAGGGATAAAACACCCGCGGCAAGAGCCTTGTGGTGTTCGTCGGCGCAAAACCGGCGATCAGTCATCACGCGGTCCGCCAGGCGCTGGAGTTCGGCTAGGTAGGCAGAATCAGCTTTAATTTCCATTTTTAAACCTCGCCTATGGTTGATTCTTGATTGGCCTTGCAGGCCTTATGCTCTGCGGCTTTCAGCGGTTTACCCGAATTTTCGTTTCTACCGTCCTTCAACCCGTGAATACGGGAAAAACCCTTGCCGTCTAAATGGCCGTGCCACAGTTCGAGGGCTGCACGCTTGCGCTCTTCGACAGTGGTGTGGATGTATGCCTGCACGTTGTGGCCCATGGCGTGGTTGATCAGCATCTCGCCAATCAGGAAGTCGATCCCCAGATCTGCCCATCCGGTCCGGGCCAACTTGCGCAGATCGTGACTGCTCCACTCGCCCTTCCCCAGCCCGGTGAACACGGCACTGGCCTGCGCCTTGCTCATGCCCTTCCCATTTCTAGCGGGAAACAGGAACTGCCCCTCGTAGCCGCTTGCCTTCTGGTGTGCGCGATACCCAATCAGCAGCGCACACACCTGCTCAGTCAGTGGTAGCGAGTGCTCGACTCGGGTCTTGGTGTTGCCCACCGGCAGATACCAGGTGCGTTCTGACAGGCTGACGTGCGACCACTGCGCTTTGCGGGTTTCACCGATGCGCGTGCCGTGGCAGAGCATCATCAGCGCGAGCATGGCCGGCTGTGGATCGGACTCGAAAAGCTCATGCAGTTGGCTCAGCAGCGCCTCGATCTGCACGCCGCGAAGACG